ACTAACCTCCTTTGTAATCTTAATTGTACTAATGCCTTTAGCACTATCAACTAAGAACTTTAGTGTTTCTGTATTATTTTTGTCTCCCTTTTCAATAAAGCCAATGTTTTGCATTGCTTTTCCTGATGTAGGGCTTGTTTCGTTTTCAGACTCTGAAACCATAACAATTCCAGTTTCTGAATCCCAGAATACGTTTTCAATTTCTGCCTTTGAAAGATATCCACCAACAACATTTTTACCATCTACTTTTTCAATAGATACAATGTTTGCAAATTGGTTTGCTGGATTATCTACCAATGACAACTCAAATAAATCATATTCTTTAATTATACGAATGGTCTTACTTAGTTCTTCGTTATATGCATCATCCCAATTCTTAATGTTACCGCCAATAGAAAAACCTTTATATGTTCCATCTAAAACCTTTTCCCATGCATCTTGTGCACCCTTTGAAACATATGCTGAAACATATACTCCACTATAAAACTTTTTAACTGATGGATCAAAATATCGATCTTCTTTAAATGATACAATTTTTCCAACTGCAGATGGCTGATGCATCTCACGTAGGTTACCTCTAAAATTTTTGAATGCTTCAACGCTTGACTCTGTTGTTACAATATCACCTTGTTTATCAACATTGTCTAAAGTAGCAAAACCAGAAACCATGCGACGCTCTATATCAACTTTGCCAATAGGCATTGATAAGCGAACGCTGTCGCCACTAGTTTCCCAGGAAGCCTTATTTATTAACATATCGTTATCCATTATACCAAACTATTTTATGATTATCTCATTTATTGAGATGATCTACCTTCACCCTGTGCATTACGACCAGAAATGGTTGTTGTAGAGTCAGAGTTGTTGTTTGTTCGTTCTGCATCTCTTTGACGATTCCCTGCCACATTGGCTCTGGTATCAGTTGCCTGTCTTGCAGACATAACAAAAGGCTCATCTCCATCGGCTCTTTGTGGAAGATCTAACTTTTCACGAGCCTCATTTGGAGTCATAACCTGTGTCTTTACATAACGCTCAATAATCTGAGATTGAGCAATTTCGTCTGTAAGAGTTAACTCATTAAACCTAAGTTCAAGAATATCTGTTTTTTCACGAACAATTTTGTTAACAACCTTTTCAAGATGTTTTTGTGCTGGACGAGATACTTGCTCTTTAAAGGTACGATCTTGAGATAATGCTGCTGCGATTCCAGAATCTGCTCCACCCAGTTTAGAGATTGGAACCTGATGTGCAATTAGAATATCATCACGATTTTGTTTACGATATTCTTTAAATGATCCTTCTTGTATACCATTCTCAATTGGCTCCATCTTAAACTCAACTTTGTTGTTCTCAGTATCTCCAGGAAGGGGAATATAGAGTGTTCTGTGTGACTGAGACTTAAGTCCAGTTTGCAAGAATCTAAACATTTTATCTTCACCATCTGAGGATAGTTTTGCACCCTTTAAGGTCACAATATATCTTGGGACTGCCTTATTTTCAAAATAATCAATGTTGTATTGTGAGGCTAGTTGATCACCAATAAGTGATGGCATGGCAGCAACAATATCTGGAATACCATAAAATGTGTTTAATGGAGAGTATTCTTTGTAGTGAATAATCTCGTTTGGACGTGCATCATTAGTCATTGGGTTTGGATTTTTAGCCCCAAAGTTTCTAAAATAAACTACGGAGTTTCCAATAATTTGAACAAAGCCATCATGTAAACGACGAACACGAACTGTGGTCGCTGGTATATGTCCAACATATCCAATTTCACCAGTTACGGTTCTACCAATTTCTAGAAAGCCATTGCCAGTTGCCTGAACATCTGTATAAAACTTTTCCATAGTTTTAGTAAATGAGTCATCATCATTAAGGTTTTCTAGCCAATCTTTTAACTCAAGTTTCATTCTTTCAATTCTATTACGAGCACGATCAACTGCTGCTTGATCTTCGTTCATTTCAAACCTTAGCATGGTTCTATCTGCAATATCAAAACGGTAGCCAAGACCAACAACGTTTTCTACTTTAGCATCAATAGCAGCATGATTAGCAAATGATGTATCGTAGAAGTTTGCTAACTCATACATGTTATATGGAGGAGTAATTACATCAAATAGTCCGTAACCATTTCTATATACCGTTCCAGGATTAATAGCCTTTGATCCTGCGTCTGTACCAGATGGTGTTGCATTAGCAGAATCTAAATATTCATTTGTTGCATATGTCATTGCTTTTGTAACATTCCTTGCAGTTTTTCTGCGGAAGTTTTGATTTAATCCAGTGAAATCTTTTAATGCATCCCAAGATTTATTAAAAGGATCTTGCTCAGAAAATGGATTGTTATCCTTTTCTTGTGTATTTAATCCAACCCTTACGTAATCTTCACTCATCGCTACCATACTTATCATAGGTTTGTCGTGCTGCTACCCAAGCACCATGATCATTCATGGAAGGAATTAAGCCATTCTTCATTCTATCTAGTTGTTCAGAATGCTCTTCCTCGCTAATTCTAGTTAATCCAGGAACAAACACTGCCTTGCCTTCGCCATCATCACCGTAGTGCATAGCAACTTTTCGTAGTTCTGCAATCTTTGTAATATCTCCACGTTCTGATGGTATGTTTAATATACTACCAGTACCGTCAGTAAACCATGCTCCGCTTGACTTTTTGTACACGTAAAGACCCCAATTGTAGTCTTTTTCTATTACTTTGCGTCGGACATTGCCAACTTTTTTAAGAATCTCGTTATCCATAACCATCAGTATAGCATATTATAGGGCTGAAGCGGTATTTATTGACCAAGTCACATCCTGATATATTTTTATTTTATCTGAATCTACAGTCAAGCCATTATCATCATCAAATATTATTTTATTAGTTCCTAAGTACGTTTTATAAACATCTGATGGGTTTACGCCATATAAGTCTGATGATCCTATAATTAATGCTCGATTCCAAGTAAAGTTATTATTATAGTATGCCCAGTCAAAGTTTGTTACCCCGTCAGTTTTTACTCTAATCCAAGGTCTAGTAATTGTTTTTTGTATTTGTTGTAAATTATTTGCTTGATAGTAGGCTACGTTATTAAATAATACTGGACCATTAATATTAATAGATCCAAGGAATTCGTCAAAGTCTAAGGCTGACTCAAATGATACTCCAAGGACGCCCCACTCTTTAGAGGTAAGGATTGGCTCTCTAACTACAAGACCATTCCAATAATAAATAACATTATCAAGAGTGCTATTGTCTGATAGGTTTTTTGCAAAAACTCTTGCTCTAAGGCCAGTGTCGCTATCTGCTGTTAAATAAAACTTTATAGTATCTCCTTTATAAACAATTTCAAATAACTCAGTTGGAACTGCTGGAAACTCATCTTCTGAATATCTTAGCCATAATTGAACAGCACTAACTAAATAATCTGAAGCCAAAGCCTGATTTACTGGAAAAGAAATACCACGACTTTCTAATGATAAGATGTCTCCACGAACCTGTATTCCTGAGTCTTTAGTTAAATATAAATATGGGGTGCTTCCTTTATAAATTGTATATGGATTTTTAGACTTATAATCAAAATAAATGCCAGACCGTTTATATGGAAATAGATCTACACCAAATCTTGTTCCAATTGGATTAAAAGAATTATCGTTAAAAGCCTGAGATGCAAACTCTAAATTACGCAATAATACTGGTCTATTAAGAATTCCACGAACATTAAACTCTAGATGATAAACTATTGCCAAATCATTAAAATCAATTGTTTTTGTTGGATATATTAAAGCATTATTAATAACTTCAAACTTTGTTGTTTCCCAATCTGAATATTCATTTATATCAATAATTGAATCACGAAGGACTGGTTGAGTAGTAGTAAAATTACTATCAATAAGGTTTGCTCCATCTTCAATGTATTGAAATGTTACATAACTTTTTATAACAGAATTACTAGTATCATACCTATATGTTTTTATAGCCTGTTGTTCAGCATCTTCATAGTTGTTCCATCCAGTAAGTAACTGGTTATCAAAATCATAATATGTTCTTTGAACTGGTTGAAAATATGCTTGGTAAACATCTTGATAATTCCAAGATGAAGTAACCTCATCTTCTATTAGGGTTGTTGGGGAGGGAGAACCTACATTAAACTGTAAAAAATCTAAATCATAGAATTGATCGCCAACATCATTTGTAACGTATTGTCCAAAGTAGGATAATGGTAAATAGTCTTGCCAAGATCCAGAAACGCCTATATCTAAGAAATAAGTGCCATATGACTCTAATGGCAATAAAGTATAACTTGCTAGGTGTTCAAATAAACTAAGTGCATTTTCTTCTTCTGTTACCCCTTCTATAGATAAATCATCAAATGTTGCTATTCCATCAACATTAAAATAGTCAGATATTAATAAAGTATTTTTTGTTGTGCAAAATCCTATGGAGTATATTCTTCCTAAAAATGTCCCGCCTAAAGATCCATCTCCTCCAACATAAATTTTTAACGAGTTTCTATTTCCAAAAAATGCAGCAATATTTCCTCCATATGTATCGACTAAAGAGTCGATCTTAATACCAACAGAAAATAGTTGATGACTTTCAATTGCTTCAGAAGTATATATTTCTTCTTCTGTATTATTATAGTTTAAAACATAAGAAATAGTGTCGTCAATTTGTTTAATTAAAAAATAGTTGCTATTTAAATTGTTGTATATTTTAAAAAGTACTTGTTCGGAATCTAGGTTGTGATTGCTAAAAACACCATAAAATGCGTCTACCTGACTATTTAAAAGATTAAAACTATTAAAGTTAAAGTAACATGTTTTAGCATTCCAGGAGTTATTTGGTCTAAATGTAACAAATTTGTAATCATTTTCTGGACCAGATTCTAAACTTTGTATTGTTTGATTATCGGTATACAGGTTTTTAATAGTTTTATCATCTAAATAAATTGTTGGAAGTTGGTATTCTGGAGTTCTTAAAACTTTGGTTGTTGTAGATAAATTATCAAATGATCCTTGTTGCCATTCAGCAAAATCTGGATAGGTATAGTTTGCTGTGTAATCTGCAAACGGGTAGTCAATAAAAGCAGAAACACCGCCATATGCAGAGTTAATTCCTTCTGGAGAAATAACTCCCTGACCATAAACCCATCTTCGCTTAGCAACTGTTAATGGAACCTGATAAGAATAAATGGCTACACAGTCAATATCTATTGGAGTTATATCTGAATATGAATAGAAGCCAAGCCAGTCTTGACTTTTATTATATTCATCATACTCTTCTGGAAGTTCTAAATTATCTGTTTCTATAATTAAAGATGCTACCTCTTCACCGTTTAATATTAATGTTGCGGCATTTCTAATTAACCTAATCTGAATAAGCATTGGTCTAAACCATTCTCCAACGAAATGAGATGAAAAGGTTTTACCAATTACTAAAGTTAAGAATCCATTATCTACATATAGCCCGTCATCGGATGCTATAGGACCAAAGATCTTTCTTGAAACACTTGAGTCTGAATTTATTCTTGTCCAAAATTCTACAGTATATTCTCTATGTTGACCAACTTTATTTAAAAATCCTTTTCCTGGAATAATTAATGATGGCTCACCATTAGGATTTGGTTTAAGCGTTGTTACACTTGATGCTCCATACACCAATGGAATGCTTGTATTTTTTGCAAAAAGTTTATTATCTGAAACAATGTAATATGCTAAATCACCAGATATTCCATATGCTGGAGATGCCACAACCTGTTCTGATTCTAGAGCAATATTTGCTGGCATGGTAATTGGAGTAAGACCAAGTGATTGAGTATTAAACTCTTCTGACCATTGACCAACGGTAATACCGTTAACGTAATATAAATAATCAGATGGTGTAGATCCGCCAGTATAAGATGTTATTTTTACTACCGCTCTAAGGTTTGTGTTTTCACTTTCAATTTCGAATGTCTGAGAAACAAATATCCAAGAGTCCGTATTGCCTGTTTCAATCTCATAAGTTTTTAATTTTTGAACTGTAGATGAAGTTGTTGTATCTGTATATTCAAATCCAATAGCAACAGACTTTACATATTCACTATTAATATAAACATGACCACCAACACAAAAGGTGCCAAGGCTTGCATTTAAATCTTCAAAGTTTACTAAGTCTGGACTAATACAAATAATGTCTGAGGTTCCAGATGGTGGTACATCTCCCTCTAATTTATTTACTTCTATATCTGGAAATGGTGCATCTACATCTAATGTTTCTAAAGATGCAGATCCGCCAGTTACCGTCCAAGATTCATTAATATCCTGATAATCTGAATCTATTAAGTTTATATAGTCAACTGCTCTATCTAATGCCCATAATGCTAGGGGGTGCTCTGAAAACACCTTTTCTGCATATAAATTAGACGGGTTGGTCATATTTCTCCTATCCTCTTATTATAGCAGGATGAAGACTAATATAGTTTAATTTCGCAAGCGTCTGTTGAGCAGTATTTTTCAGATTCAGCATCAAGATTGTCTTTACCATCGTAAATAGCAGACCAATCAATTTTGCCAATTGTTCCAACATACGCATTGTATTCTTCTTTTGTAATTTGTGTGTATGGTTGTTGGGGATATGTTTTGTTACCCATTGGTAAAAATGATACTGCTTTAAGTTGACCTTCATACATGTGAAGTGCTGGAGCAATATGCTTAGACTCTGACTCTTTATCAAATGAAAGAGTTACAGATACGCCATTGTCGGACCAATACTTTTGAGCAGTTGCTGCCAAACCAATTTTTTCAAAAAGACTTACATCTTTTTCAGATCTTGGATGTCCAGATGCTACTGGAAAATATACTACTGAAGTGTTTGCAGATACTAGGTCTGCTTCAATTTTATACCCTGCTGCTTTAAATAAATGAAGCATTGGATCTGTATTACCAAACCTAATAGCACGAAGATAGAATGCTCCTCCAGGACCCCAATGAACTCCAGGAGTTGCTCCAGAAAGTAATGATACAGAGCCAGAAGGTTTGACGGTAGTTACACGAATTGATTCACGTACACATAGCCACTCTGAGTATGAATGATCGTATGCACGAATCTTTTTATACCCTTCGTCCATCCACTCACGAATTACTGGCATACCTTTTGTATCTGCAAATGATGCAATACCAGTAAGAGATGTTCCAATACGACGATTACGTTGCATAATTCCATTTGTGGTTTGCCAATGTGTTGGCATAAGCGTAACAGTTTTACCATATAAGTAGGCAAACTTTAATGTACGTAAAAAGTCTTCTTTGTCTTCATGACGATTTAAATGAACTTCTACAAGTGTGCATAATTCATAACTTTCTAATGGCTGTTCAGCGCAAGGGTTGAATCCCATAACACGAGAATCTTTATAGTCTGGAGCGTCTGCCAATCTTCCATAATCTCTAGCAACATCTAGCCAAATAAATCCTGGCTCGCCATTATCTGCAATTAAATCAACATAGTCTTCATATTTTGTTCCAACTTCTGCAGAGATAGAATTATTAGACATCCAAGCCCATCCTGGATTCTCTGAATCAAAGGAGTTTCTATCTGGAAAAACCTCTGCATTTTTTAAATTAATAAAATCTTTATCTTCAGCATTGCCTAAAGCAAGGGTAGCGGAACGACGAACATTTCCAGAAACAACACATGTACCAATAAGATTAACAATATCTACAATTGCACGAGAGTCAAGTTTTTCTCCTGATCTACCGCCAATAACTGTATTGATCTTATTATGTAGTGCAATAAGTGGTGCTGGACCGCTAGCAACCCCTCCAAAGCCCTTTATTGGGGCACCTAGAGGACGGATAAGATCATAATTAAACTTTTGAATAGCCTGATTAGATCGCAAATATGAGTTTAATAGCATTCTTACAGAGTCTACCCAGCCTTCACGAGTATCTGGAATTTCCCATACATTTTCTGGTTCTGTTGGAGCATAAATGGCTATTTCTTTGTCTTGACCAATGGTATCAAACCCTACACCTATACCTAACATTAAAGCATCCATTACCCAAGCAAAAAGGGCACCTGGATCATTACGATCAATATCACGAGTAGAGACCATTGCACAATTTTGAAGGGAAGCAGAATTACGTTTCTCCATAGTCATGGGAGTTCCAAATGCCCACAAGCCACGACCTGGAGGTGTCCATTTTAATTCAAACATTCTTTGAAATGCTTCTTGGGCAGACTTTTGTGCTTTATTGTCATTCCAAGGTAAACGATTATCCTTAGCATGATTTTTTTGTACCGAATACATTCCTTCAATTACCCGCTTACAAACCTCATGCCATCTTTCTTTTGTTCCGTCTTCTTTCATTCGGGAGTATGTTCGTATAAACGTAATCTCTCCTAATGAGTTAGACCCTGCGTCTGTAAAGCCAAAAGGCGCTGGCACTGTAGAGTATTTGTTTACAAACTCATCTGACAAACGAAAAGAAAAGATATCCGACATTGATTTTTCCAACTTTCTATTAAAAAATATTATTAGTGCTTTACTAATCGTAAAGTAACCCTAGTATATCACAATACTAAAACAAAATTTTACACGTAAATAACAAAGTAAATGTTTACTTTACAGTTAGGTGCTTATATAAAGTAAAAGTTGTATATATTATTAAAACTTACTACTATTTATATGGCACATCTCTATTTGATTTATATTCAAATGTTTAGGCAAAGACCCAACCCAATAAATTGCATTGGCCAAATCCTCTGCAGATAGCGCATGGTCTCTTTTTTGTTCTTGAGTATCAATAGTAGCGGGACAAATTTCAGTTATTTTAATGCCATACTCTGGAAATTCTAGTCTCATAGTGTCGATAAGGCCTCTTTCTCCACGTTTAGCATTAGTATAGTTACCCCCACCACGATAAGGAATTTTTCCTCCGAAGGAAGTAACAAAAACTATAGTTGGAGATTGAGATTTTTTCATACATGGTACAAAAAGTTGTGAAAGATACATTGGCCCAGATACATTTATATCATATGCTTTCCTAAAATTATCCATTGTTTCGTTAATAATGTGGGTAGGCCCAGCGCCTCCGCCTGCATTGTTGACAAGCAGATCAAGAGTTATATCTTTATATTTTTCGTAAAATTTTTTAATTTCACTAGAATTGGTTATATCTAAAGAATAAACTTCAACATTATCAGAAACTAGGTTAGATACTTTAGACAAATCCCTTGAAGCGGCAATCACTTTATATCCATTTTCAGATAAAAGTTTTACAGTTGCATAGCCTACACCTTTGCTTGCTCCAGTAACAATTGCTGTTTTCATATTATAAACAATCCCACTTAAAGTATTTTCTATATTGTTCTAAATCAATAATATTTGGATCAACCCACCAATCCTCATGATAAGATCTGTGCACCAAAGAATACCCAAATGAATCTAAAATTTCTCTTTGAGCATCACGTATAGAAATATTTTTCCAATACATATTAGCGTCATGCTCAAATGTAATTAAAGTAAACCTATAAATATTCAAGGGTATTGCTAAAAGTCCATGTAGCGTCCAATGACTATTTCCTACTGGTCTTCCATATATATCATATCCAGCATCTATGTCTAATTGAAGGTAATCTATTTGTTTTGGAAAATTATTTTTTTCAAAATAATTTATATAGTTAAAAGATAGCGCATTCCCCATACAAGGATTTTTTCTATTAAAATTAAACTCTTCTCGCATAGAATCAACTATTTCAAAAGATACTCCAGACCAATCATAATCTTTTTCCAATAAGTACGTATTGTTGCCATTACTATAGTGTGCTGCTCCTAATTCAACATAATATCCATTTTTCTTTTTATTTAAAATATTAATAACAAATTGTTCTTGTTCTGTTATATTATGTATCATACAAATAACTCTTTCTTTAATATAGTAGGAAATTCTTTTGTACCATGAATAAAAACGGTTGAAAAATATCTGATATTGTCATCTAAAACTGGAAGAGATCCATGCAAAACTTCTCCGCCATGAATATATAATGCATTTGCTTTTGGTTTAACTGTAATTTTTAAATCTGGATAGTCTAATTCCCCGCCACTATAGTTATTGTTATAGTATAGACAAAACCCATAACCAATATAATAGGGAAGATCTGGAATCCATTGATCAGTATGAGGCTTTATAAAATCACCTTTCATATATCTTTTTAAATGTAACTTATCTGGATAATATGAATAGGATTCAAGAAGATTTTTCATTTTATCGTTTATTAAATTAAAAATATTGTTTGTTTTAAAATATAAATTTTTACCAAGCCAAAAATCTGAAGTTTTATTTTCATTGTTAAGTGACTCATCGAACCAGTCTTTTTCTGGAGTATTTTTAATTATTTTATAAACTTCGTTTAACTCTTCATTGGTTAAAAAATTTTCAATTTCATAAACATTGTTAGAAATTTTATTAATTTTAAACATTATATTTTATTAAATTTTCTATTCTTATTTACATGCTTTGATTACGATTAAGTTCAATATTGTTATGAATCCAGTGTTGTGGAACCATATACTTAAAGCCACTTTTTACTAAATGAGCAGTATGGTGATATGGTGGTGATGGTGGAAAAATAATTATGCTTCCTGCTTTTGGCTTTATAGCAAAACTATAGGTTTCAGAATCGGCATTTGTAAAGTCTGCTGCAGGTGTTCCGCTTTTAATGGGACCATTTGGATCTTTTATTGTAAATGAAATTTCTCCGCCTTCATAGTTATCGTTAAGATACATAACTAAAGAATATTTAAGTCTTTCATCGCCTTCTTGTTGATCAAAGTGTGCCCCCATAAATGTTCCAGCCATATATTTTTTAATTGGAAATGCTGGAAAAAGTTTAGGATCAGAATTATCCCCCATTGACATTGCATAGTCTTTGGCTACTTTTTGAAATGCATCATTTATTGTATTAAAAATATAATCATTTATTTCTCCATCAATATTTCCAGTAGATGATACTATGGTTTTTCCCGTTCCATAAATATAGTGTTCTCCGCTACAGGCTGTCCATTCTTCCCAATTTGGCGAACTTTCTTCTACAGCATTCATGAGTTTTTGTAAATCATCAAACACATTAGTATAATAATAAACTTTTTCCTCTAAAACTTCTTTATTCATTTACATTCTCCATCTCTTATGTATTAATTATATCCCTGTATTATTGTAAATCCAGTGTCCTGGAACCATATATTTTACGCCAGACTTTACAGTATGTGCTGTATGAAAATATGGAGGAAATGCTGGGAAAATAACAACACTATTTGCTTTTGGTTTTACTCCAAAATCAATTACTTTATTTGCAACAGATATGTCATAATCTAAGTCTACAAATGGTGCTGTTCCTTTAGAGAATCCATCAGCACTTGTCCAACCACCATCATAATCTTTTAATTGAAAGGATATTTCTCCGCCTTCGCAATCATCATTTAAATACATAACAAGAGAATATTTTAAAGTTTTGTCTCCATCTAATTGATCAAAATGTGCGCCCATCCCTATTCCAGTATTATATTTTTTTATGTTAAATGTTGGAAAAAGTTTTGGCTCATCAAAATCTCCAAGAGAAGTTGCATAGTCTTTGCAAACATTATAAAAGGTAGTCATTACTGAATCATAAATATATTTACTTTTTTCTCCAACTTCGCCACCTACTCTATTTATTGCATTAATATTAAATGTTTTTGTTTCACCATAAATAAAATTTTTATCATTAGAGGCTGTCCAAATATCCCAAACATTTACTTTGTATTCAATATCTGAATTAAGGGAATCTAATTCTTTTAATGTGTTTTGAAATTTATCAAAATTTTCTATTGCATCGGTATAGTAGTAAACTTTTGAATCTAGCATTTCTTTATTCATTGTGTTTTCCCCTAGTATTTATTTTTAACATAATGATCGCTTTCTTTGATAAAGCCGACAAGAACATACCTTATTGGTCCATCGGCAACATGTTCTACTCCATGCTCATGTTTTTCATCTCCTGGAAAAAATAACATTTCTCCTGGTTTTGGTCTTAGTTTTAAATTTAAATTTTTAAAAAAAAGTTCTCCTTCATTATAATTATCATTAATATATAATATTGTTGCATACTTAATTGAAGGGTCGGTGTGTTGGTCGGTGTGAGATTTTAATTCAACTCCAGGTTGCATTCTTTGAATAGTAGCAAAACCGCTTAAATGTAAGTTTGAATCTGAATTTTCAACTAAATCATTAAGTCTTTTGTGAAATTTTCTATATTCTTCATATTGTGCAATATTTAAATTTTTATCAGCCCAGTTGTGAGTAATTTCAAACTTTCCTTCAGCAACAAGATTTTCAACGTCGTCTCTACCAAATTTTTCCATACAAAATCTTGGCAGGTTTGACAAATATTCTATTTCCCAATCTGCTTGAGATGCTTCATTAATTTTATTCCATAAAAAATTCATCTCTTCTTTTAATAAACAATCTTTAATTAATAATATTTCATCTGTTATTTCTTCAAATTTATAATTATTTTTTATTAATTCTTTTTTAAAATTTTCAATCATTTAAAACCTCTTCTGGCTTATACTTATTTCCGTTTATGTCTAATTTCCAGCCTTGTTTAAGTAACTCTTGCCATTCGGCTCTTTCAATTTCTTGTTTTGCTCTAGTTTCTTTCATTTCTGTAGCCCAAGCATCTCTTAGTTCTTGAGGATAATCAGACTCTTCTCTATCATCCCAAAATGAACCAATGGTATATCTGACTCCATTAGTAATAAGAGTTACTTCGTGCATATTGTTAAATCCCCCGTCAAATGCAGCAAGCATTCCAACTTTAGGTTGAAGGCTTATGTCTTGATCTGGAAACTGTAACATGCCCCCTTCAAAGTTATCGTTCAAATATAAAAAGGCTGCATATCTACTTCTTGTAAAAGCACCAGAATGACCGTGCTCGTCTGTGTTGTCAGAATGTTTTCTTGCATATGCGCCTGGTTCCCACTTTTGTGTGTGGTACCCAATTTGAGAAATTATTTTTGGATCAAGATCGTGAACACTTGCAACAGCATTAATAATGCCTTGTTTTATTTGTGAAAATATGTCGTTTGGCAATCCTTCATTCTCTACATGCTCGTCATTGTCTTGTGGTAATACTGACGAGTAAGACTCATAAAAAGATATGGGCATCCATGTAATCAATCCAAGTTCTGCATGTTTATCTAAAACCTTTACAAGTTTAGCGGCCGTGTCTGCATCAATAAAGTTTTCATAAATTAAAATATCCTTTGTTATTCTTTTTTTATTTTTTAAATTCATAATTTTTTTACTCCTGACTCTGCATTATTTTCTAATGCGGGCTTTTGAGGGTGTTCTATCATAAACTGTTTTCGTAAATCGTTTTGCATCTTATACCACACATCTTTTCCAAACCTTGCCTGTTTTTCATACCAAAGATCTGTTCCTTTTTGATATTTTTCCCAATAGAGTCTTGATAAAAATTTATTTTTGTTATACGATGGCATAACTCCATGCAAGTATGGTTTTCCATTTTCTGTAAGATAGTCTGGGTGACCTGATGGAAAAACTAATAAATCCCCTGCTTCTGGCTTATATTTTATAAATTTATCACCCATTGCAAAATCAACCTCTCCACCTTCATAGTCATCATTAAAATATATTGTACACGTTATTACAAATTTATATCCTGGCGCAGAACCTGATTCTCTTATATAGTCTGAATGATAGTTCATTCCAATTTTATAGTCATCTGTACTAACATTATATTTACCAATTGTGCCGCCTGTACAGCGCCAAGTTGGTACAATATTTCCATCTTCATTAACAGACGTTGCATTTAAATCTACATCAATACTGTATCTTTTAATATAGTCTTCTGTAACTAAATGAAAGTTTTCCATCATTTCTATAATAAGATTTTTTTCATTTTCTTGTGTTTTCGTTTTAGTTTGTACATTTTTTATATTTCCATACCTATCTGATAAATCAAAATTAGGTATTGGTGGATTTAAATAATCTCCAAAAACAGACCATTTGGTCCAAGGGCTAAAAAGTCTGTCTTCTGTTTCTAATAAGGAGTCTGTTAAAATTTTATAAGATTGTGCAATATCTTTAAAAAGATTCTTATAAACAAGAATATTAGGATATATTTCTATTGCCTTAAGATCTAGATTAGACATTTTGTGGCTTCCGATCTCCAGTATGTTCTACTATTTCCCAAAAAAATGGACAAGTATATCTAATACCATTTTTTATTTCTGTTACTCCATGAATGTATTGCATATCTCCTGGGAAAAAATAAGCAGCACCCTTTTTAGGTTTAAATTTAACTCCTTGATTTGGAAAATATAATTCTCCACCTTCATAATCTTCGTTTAAATAAAATAAACTAGATAGATCATAATTAGGAAAATCATTTGGTAATCCAGCATCTGGACCTTCATGTAGTTCTTTGTCGGCATGAGGATTTTGTAATTGGCCTGGAAGCCACCTAACAATAGTCGTTCCAGTAGGAATAACTTTAACTTTATAAAAATCTTCAACTATTGGCTTTAACCTTTGAAATAATCCTGCAATAACTGGTGCAATTGTAGGATCATTTTTATCTAAAGTTGGAGAAGTTGCTACTCTATCTTTCCAATAATCAGAATCATAAACTACTGTGCCATTTTCATTAACATGTGTTTCTGTTACATCCCATATGGTTATAGACTTGGCAGCCTTTTCTAAAAAATCTATTTCTTCTTGGGTCATAAAGTTTTCTAACTCAACAATCATGTTTTTACTATTTCCAAACCACCCAGAAGGCGTCATTGATGGTTTTCTTTGTACTACCTTATATTCTTCCATGTTTATATTGTATCACTATTCATGTTATTTTTGACTGAAAGTTTTAAGGTTTTTACTTCATGAGAGCCCACACTTTCTCCTTTTTCGTTAACAGCATCTCTATACCAGTCTGTCCATTGTCCAGATTTATTAATTTCTTGTGCTGCTTCACCGTAGGACATGTTTGCTTTTTGTTTTGACCTGTCCTCATCTTTATAGTCAACAAGTTCTATAGTGGTGTTGTTTAAATTTGTTAGAGATATAGGAATAATGGTTGCTATTGGTATTCCTGATTTTATAACTACTCTTTGATTTGCCTTTCGTGCTCTAATGGCTAGTGGTAGTGGATTAGGATAAAACGATGTGCTAATTAAATTAGACATTGTTTCAAAGTCTTCACTAAAATAGTTTACTGGATTAATTGTCCAGATGCTAGTATTACTGTCTGTTCTAAAAACCAAACCAGTGTTTAAACTTATAGAAGATTGACCCCTTCCAGCATAAGAACCTTGGGGGCTAAATATTTTTACATGTTGATCTGTCTGATCATTTATTCCATCCCACTCAAACTCAATATTTTCTGTGCATGTAAGATTCCACCCAATTACATTTGCCTGTGTTACTGGAAAACATCTATATGCATGATTTTCAGATGTAAGGTCCATCCAATCCCTTTTTATTGACATTGGACTAATATTAAAATCACTACCCTGCATCTTTTCTACTAAAATTTTTAGCATTATTCATTATCCCATTTTGGATCATACATGTCTGGTGTATGATATTTTTTGCTGTAGTCTAACATTGTTACAATAGAATATTTTGTTCCAGAGTGAACGGGCATTGCTTGATGTGGATACATAAAATTAGAAGGGAATATATAAAGATCTCCAGCCTTTGGTTTAATATTTAAATTTTGCAATCTAAAATATAACTCTCCGCCATCGTAGTCATCATTAACATATGCAACTAAAGAAACTGTGCAATTATAAGAATACCCATGATCATGATGCTCTTTAAAGTGTTGTTTTGGACCATATTTAATAAAATTAAAAGCCTCCCAATATTTTAATTTCATAATATTGTAATCTCGTCTATAGTCTTCAACGGCTGCTGCCTGAGCATCGTAAACGTCTTGCCAAAGTTCCTGCAGTTTTAATGAATCTTCACTTTTATCTTGTTCTATATCAGTTTTTTTAAATTTAAAATCTACACAATCTCTATAGTCAGGCATTAATTGTTGATATCCTACATATGCTGGCATCCAGTGGTATGCTTTTCCCTCTGATGATAATTCTCCATACCCAGCAACAGAACCTAAAGTGCTTTCAAGCCTATTAATTACATCAAATTCTTTTTTTATTACTCCACGATAACAAGTTATTCCTTGTCCAAGACTTTCTTTTTCTGTCCATGTTTGCATTTTATTCCCCTATTTATAGTCTCTTTTTGTCCATACTTTACTTTTATATACCCCGCCGTCAGGCTGTCTATAAAAACTTGCATTATTTACCAGTTTATCATACATTTCTGATTGATTTAAAATATCAATTTTATGTTGCCAATTTTCTCTTTTAAATGGAAGAATTTGTAGATAAGGAGTTCCTGCAGGCAGGGTTCCTTCCCAACCATCTGCAATAAAAAATGGAAAACTACCTAAAAGATGAACTTTGTCTGAATCTACAATACCAGTAGTGTTTATAAAGGGTAAGTCAAATCTATTCATAGGCGTCATAAATAAAGCGCTATAGCCTTCTGGTAGTTCTACTCCCCAATCTGGCATCCAAGCAAAATGTTCTTTATAAAATCCTTTGGGGTGTTCAAATTGTGGCATTGCTGGCCTTGCACTACAAAAATCTTTAAACTTTATATCATCTACTTTAACATCGATTGTGCCTTTAGAATTTTTAAAAAATGTTAAGTCACATGGAGTTTTAAAAGTATATCCCGTCATAAATGCATCTAAAATTGCTGGACAGGCTTTCCATGTTGGAATTTTTCCATAATCATCTTTGGTTCCTGGTTTTGGAAATGGACAAACTTCTTTTGGCGCTTTATAATATTCTCCATTTGGCATTTTTGCAAATCTATCTGCATCTTTATACCATTCGGGAATTACTTCTTGTGTTGGAACTGGAACAGAAATGCTTTCTTTATTTAACCATGGACGAAATGATCTAAATTTAGCAACTAAAGGCACTATTTGTGTCCTAATTCATTAATATCTGTCATTACTACAACACAGTATTTTACCCCATTTTTCATTGGCAAAGAAGCATGCTCATAGATGTAATTAGATGGACAAAGTAAAATATCTCCTACTTTTGGAGTGTGAGTATAATTATTAAATCTAGGGAATCTAATTTCTCCACCTTCGTAATCATCATTAATATATATTACGGCAGAAACTGTACAATTATATGCTGGTCCGTGGTCAGCGTGAATATTAAAATGCTTTCCCTCTCCCTCATATTTTACAAAATTAAATGCCTCATAATAAATTACATTAATTCCCCAATATCTTGCATAATCATCAACACAAAATTTTAATTTTTGATATATTTCTTCATGTAAATCTATAAGTTCGGCATTATGCTGATCTCTTGGACCTAAATTTTCTTGTTTATATTTAAAATCAACACAATCTCTTGCTTTTTTAATTGGTTTTTCTGAGTTTGTAACTGTTGCATCTGACCATTTATATTTACCGCCATTACTTAAATTAGACTCAAGTGTTTTTATATATCTTTCAGAATCTTCTTTTGAAAATACATTTTTATATAAATTTATACCTAGTTGTGGATTTTCAACTATAATATTATCTCCTATAGTTTTTGTTGAATATCTATTTGTTGATGTTTCTGATCTGTCTTTAGTGAACCATGGTATTTGGTTTTCATCTTCATATATCATATAAAATTTCCTATTCCCTTTTATTATATTGTATCACAAATCAATGTTAGTAAATATAGTAAGGAATATTTATTTTATTTAATTATTCCTTACTATATTTTTATTTATATATTATTGATATCTAAATCCAGCAAAGGCTGGGAAGAATGGTGGGAAGAACGGGAAGAATGGTGGGAAGAACGGGAAGAACGGTGGGAAGAACGGGAAGAACGGTGGGAAGAACGGGAAGAACGGGAAGAATGGTGGGAAAAATGGGAAAAATGGCGGGAAGAATGGGAAGAATGGTGGGAAAAATGGAAAGAATGGTGGAAAGAATGGTGGAAAGAATGGAGGGGTAGTTACACTGCTTGATGCATTTGAGGTTCCTGAGTTACCATTATCGTTAGTTGCATAAACTGTATAAGTTTGTGAAGTATTTGCTTCTTGAGTAACATTAACACTTGTTGTTCCTGAACCTACTGTAGCGCCTTTTCCATCAGAAGATGCCCAAGTATATCCAGTAATTGCTTTGCCACCAGTTGCAGGGGCTGTCCAAGAAACAGCATCACTTAACGCTGAAGTTGTTACAGTTGGTGCAGAAGGTGTTGCTGGTACTGTAGTTGCTGTAATAGAGTTAGAAGCAGGTGAATCAAGTGATGAACCTGATAAGTTATTTCCTTTAACGGTAAATGTATATGCTGTATCAGATTGTAATCCTTCAACAGTTATTGGAGATGATGCTCCAGTTGCTGTGTAATCTCCTGGTGATGATGTAACTGTAAAAGATGTTGCAGGTGCTCCTGCTCCTTCGGTAAAGGTTACGGTGGCAGCACCATTGTTAAATGCACGAGATGTTCCCACATCAGTTGCTGTTCCAATTGTTGGGATGCCAGGAGCACCCTTCGCAGAGGAACTAATGGTACCCAGAATATCTGTTGCCATTAACCTACCCTTTCCGTTCTTTAATTAAACTAACTAATATCTCCTACAACGTACCAAACATCTGAACCTTCATATACGCATGTTGCTGAAGAATACTGAGCACGAAGTTTTGGAGCAGTAGCGGTTGCGCCAGTGCTTCTAATAGTAACTCCAGAGCCTTGTGCAAAAGTAACTTGGCCTGCACCTTTTTGAAGAACAGTTATCTGTGATCCAGTTGCGTAAGCAACATCACCTGATGGTGGAACAGTAACTGTAATTGCTGAAGCATTAGAGGCTGTTACAACTTTTCCAGCATCACCTAAAACAAGTGTGTATGTTGTTCCAGTTTGAGCATTAAGTCCTAAATTAATTTTAGGTGCTGTTAAAGTTTTGTTTGTTAAGGTTTCTGCTACATCTTTTAACAATGTACCGTTTAGATAAAGTGATTTTCCAGATGCCAAATTAATATGCTCGGAAGATGTCCAAGCGTCTGTAGCGTCAACCCAGTTAAAGGTTTTATCAGTTGCGCCTTTAAGTGTAATACCACCGCCATCTGCTGTTGTGTCAGTTGGTGATGTTACATCTCCAAGGACTATATTCTTGTCTTCAACAACTAAATTAGTTGTGTTAATGTTTGTTGTAGTTCCACTTACAGTCAAATCTCCACTAAGTGTTAAATTTGCTGCAGATACTGTTCCTGTAAATGTTGGATCTGCTAGAGGTGCTTTGGCAGCAAGATCTGTAGTTAATCCAGAAATTTTAGACTGAGCAATTGCTGCAGAGGCATTAATATCTCCATCAACAATAGTTCCATCAGCAATCATTGTGCTTGTAACTGTTCCAGTGTCTCCAATGGTAACAAAGTTAGAATCTGAAAGGGCAGTATTAAATTCGGCTGTTGTTCCGCTTACAGTATTTGTTGCTAAAGAAATAGATTTGTTAGAAAATGTATTTGTTGATGTTGCGCTAACTGTAATATCAGTTGTAAAAGCAATTGTTCCTGAAGCATCTGGAATTGTAATGGTTCTGTCAGCAGTTGGATCGGTAACAGTTAATGTGGTTTCAAAATCATTTGGTGTAGAACCTTCAAGAACAATGCTTCCATCGGTAATTTGTAGATTGCTTACTAGTGGACTTGTTAGTGTTTTGTTAGTAAGGGTTTGTGTAGCAGTATCGACAACAAGTGTTCCTGCTGCATCAGGAAATGAGATAGTTATATCAGAGGTTGGATTTCCTGCACCAAGAGTAAGTTCATAATCATCTGCAGTACTGCCCTCAAAAACAACTGATGTAGTAAGTACTCCAACAGCAGTAATATCTGAAAGGTTTCCAGTAGTAATTACTGTACCGCTAACGTCTGGAAGAGTAATGGTACGATCTGCAGTTGGGTCTTGTGCTTGAACAGTAGTTTCAAATTCATTTGGTGTTGTACCCTCAAGTATAATTTGACCAGAGAATATTCCAGTAGCGGTAATATCTGAAAGATTTCCAGTTGTAATTACTGTACCGCTAGCATTTGGGAAAGTAATTTCACGATCTTCTGTTGGATTGCCTGCTGAAAGAGTAAGTTCATAATCATCCGCTGTGGCACCTTCCATTTTAATTGTTGAACTAAATACACCAATATCTGTAATGTCTGAAAGGTTTCCAGTTGTAATTATTGTGCCATTAACATTTGGAATAGTGATTACACGATCAGCGGTTGGGTCTGTTACTTGTAAAGTGGTTTCGAAATCATTTGCAGTAGATCCTTCAAAAATAATTGAACTATCTGAAAGTGTAAGTCCTGAAATTGTTGGGCTTGTAAATGTTTTGTTTGTAAGGGTTTCATTTGTATCACGAAGAACAACATATCCACTAGCGTTTGGAAGGGTAATTGTACGATCTTCTGTTGGATCGTCTATTGCTAAAGTAGTCTCAAAATCATTTGCTGTAGGACCTTCAAAAACAATTCCTGTTGTAGCATTAATTGTTGTGCTATTAATAGTAGTAGTTGTACCACTTACAGTTAGGTTTCCTGATACAGTAACATTTCCGCTACCGTCAGCCAAAACAACTGTACCATTTGCGTTTGGAAGAGTAATAGTACGATCTTCTGTTGGATCTGTTACCACAAGTGTGGTTTCATGAGCGTCGGCAGTAGCGCCTTCAAAAACAACACCAGTTGTTGTTAAGAGATTGACATTTGCATCAAGTGCAGCAACGCCATTGGCTACACCTTTTTGTGTTACTGCAATATAATCTGCAGAGTTAAATCCTGTATCTGTTGCGTCTAAAAAGTATGTTAAATCGTCCCAATGGTTTGTTCCATCACCGATTTTAAATTTATTTGTATCTGATTCCCACCCAATTTCTCCAGCATTTAATATTGGATCTGCTGCTGTCCATTGCGCTGCTGTTCCTTTGCGTTGTTGCATTCTGGTGGCCATTTGTTACTCCTTTGGTGTATAGTATATATTATAACAGATTATTAATTAAAATTATCTGTTGCCGTTCCGCCAACCCATGTATATTCCCATGAGTTAGTATTGTAAAACCCAGCATCTACAAGAACTCCTGGTTCGTTGTATGCTCCACCGCTAACAAAAGTACTTACTATTAATCCACTACCATCAATTGAAGTATCGTGGATATGGTCTTGAAGTCTTTCTGCATCTTCAAGTGTTGCAATTGCAACCCATTGAGAATTGTAGTAAACATGAATACGCTCTGTTAATGTGTCAAACCACAGTTTTCCATTAGTTGGAGAAGCAGGTGGTGTACTACCAACAGGAATTGATACGGCTCCTGCTACTGAATCTACATAAAGTTTTGTTGTTGCATGTGTATTTTGAGTAGGAGTGGCAACTGTAACAGTTCCTCCAAAAGTACCGCCTTCGGCTACTGCAATGCCGTGCTTTACTCTAAAGTCCTTATTTACGGTTGCCACTTCCGACCTCTATTTCTATTTATGCTTCGATATAAGTTTTGCTTACTTTAACAGCAGTATCTGCTGATGCACCAGTTACCTGAAGGAGAACGTTTCCACCGCTGTAAACAGCGTTAGTTGTTCCTAGTTCAGCATTGCTGATTACATCTGCATACTCTGTTAAGTAAACGTTATTTAATCCATCTACAGTAACCAAAACTTCAATTACTTCAATATCAGTACCTTTTTTCATCTGTACGATATATTTAGCACTTGAGTATGTAGTTGCTGACCATGTATCAATTGTTGTTGCTGAAGTTGAAGCGGTAGCAAGAGCAGATCCAAGAAGAACATCTGGAAGAGCAATGCTTGTCGCTGCTGCTGCACCAAGGGTTGGTGTAGTAAAGGTTGGACTATTAGTAAATGCTACTGTTCCAGAGCCTGCTTCATCGGTTAATGCTGATGCAAGGTTTGCAGAAGATGGAGTTTCAAGGAATGTTGCAATTCCTGCTCCAAGTGATGTTATTCCAGTACCACCGTTAGCAACAGGAAGTGTTCCTGTAACGCTAGAAGTTAGGGAAACATTTGTAATAGTGTTTGCTGAACCACTAATTGACTTGTTTGTAAGTGTCTGAGTTCCATCGTTTGTTGTTACAGTTGAATCAATATCAAGAGTGTTTCCAGTCTTGTCTAATCCTGTACCCGCAACAATTTGTCCCAAACCAGTAAACTGAGTAAAGGTAAGCGCTGTGGTGCCAATTGTAATTGAACCATTGTTAGTTAATGTATAACCTTGATCAGCGTTTACAGTTCCTTCTTCTACGAATACCGCAAAATTTGAAGTAAGTTCAGCACCTGAATCTGCATCAGTTGAACGATCTGGAGCACCAGATGCCTTAACTACATAGATACCATTTTCTGAACCAGTTGACTGATTCTTAACAAGAACACGGTCACCTGTAGCAAGAGTTACTCCGTCAAGAGTATCTCCATTTTCTAGATCAGATGCGAGTGTTACTGCTGCAGTTGTTGCTGCACGTACTGATGCTTTCCAATCAATACCCTGTGCTGCTGAGTCTACATAATTCTTTGTTGCTGCATCTGTTCCGTCAGTTGGTGTACCAAGACCTGTGATCTTGTTTGTGCCCATTGCAATTGAGCCAGTCATTGTACCGCCAGCAAGTGCTAGTTTGGCTGCAAGGTCTGTTGTAAGCCCTGAAATCTTTGACTGAGCAATTGCTGCTGCTGAGTTAATGTCAGCATCTACGATTGTATCGTTAGCAATCTTTGCTGAGGTTACTGCACCGTCTGCAATTTTTGCTGTTTCTACAGAATCTGCAGCAAGTTTACCAGCAGTTACGTTAGCATCTGTAATTTTTGCTGTAGTTACTGCGCCATCTGCAAGTTTGCCAGTGGTTACGTTTAGGTCTGCAATCTTTGCTGTGGTTACTGCAACATCTGCAATCTCTGCTGTATTTACAGCACTATCTGCAATCTTAGCATTTGTAACTGAGTTTGATGCAAGTTTTGCTTCTGTTACGTTAGCGTCTTTAATCTTTGCTGTCTCTACTGAATCTGCAGCAAGTTTAGCAGCGGTTACGTTAGCATCTGTAATCTTTGCTGTTGTTACTGAGTCTGTAGCAAGTTTAGCGTTAGTTACGTTAGCATCAACAATCTTTGCTGTCTCTACAGAATCTGAAGCAAGTTTTGCTGCTGTTACGTTAGCGTTTAAAATCTTTACAGTGGTTACTGAATCTGAAGCAAGCATTGTTGCTGAAACTGTGCCAGTATCTCCAGTAGTAATAACTGTTCCATCTACGTTTGGAAGTGTAATTGTACGGTCTGCTGTTGGGTCAACTACTGTAAGTGTTGTCTCATAAGCGTCTGCTGTTGCACCTTCAAATGTAATCTGTGTATCAAATACTCCAACTGCTGCTGGGGCTGACCATTCAACACCATATGTAGCAGATGAGTTTGCTGTAAGTACTTGACCATTTGTGCCAATTCCTAAACGAGCAACTGCATCGTCTGCGCTACCAACAATTAAATCACCCTTAGCATCAACTGTGCCTGCTGTGATTATGTTCTTTCCATTAACGGTCGCAGTTGATCCCTCAACTACCAGTCCCGCTTTTACTCTAAAGTCTTTTGTTACGGTTGCCATCTTTTATCTCCTTGGGTTAAGCCTTTAATCCCATACGCATGTAGCGTAGGGTTATAGGGGTTTGTCCTCCCACTGGAACAACAGTTAATGAAACTGTGTCTCCAGCCCGTGAAACAGAGATGGTGCCAATATTCCCATCGTTGTCTATCGTTGCATATTCTGTAACTGAAACACCTGTTCCATCTACAAGAATATTCATCTCTGTGGCGTAATATTTATTTGCGCCTCCAGAAGTCTTTTTAATTGAGATTACATATCTCATTGATCTAAATTCGCTTGCTAAAAAGTTGTCAAATACTGTTGAATTTTCAATGCCATTAATTGTTGATTCGTTATTTCCAGAACTACCCAAATCTGTTGCTTGTGCTGACAGGGTGTCAATTAAATCAACATAGTTTTCCTGGGTTGGTCTATCTCCAGTTTGAAATAGTGACTTTACTGCTGAGAGCGATAACTTAGCCATAAGGGAATTATATCACATTATTAAAGAATATAGTTATTAATTCCAATAATTTGAAGTCCAATTCCAGGTACTCCAGAATATGGAGAAGGTATTCCAATTGTAGTAAATCTAATTCTAAAAGGTAAAATTTCACTAATTTTTATTCCAGTGTTTATTGGAATAATTTTAGCAACTGCGTAATCTACTGACTCAACTTTTTTGGTTCTTTGTGTAGTTTCATCAATAATTATTGCTAAAGCCATTACGACTCGCTATTTGTTACATCTTCAATAACAATTACTGTACCACGAGCAACTGTCCAAACCCTGCTTTCATCACTTAGTTCAATATCAAAGATATCTCCTGTTTCTAATAACACAGATTCGTCTGATCTAATTGAAACCGTAAACTCACCATCTCCATCTAATTCTGTAGGAGCAGGTGCTAACTCTACAATTAATTCTGCATCATCTGTAAATTCTCCAGGTTTAGTGTTTGGTCTTTTAATTTCCATTGCAATTGTCCATTCTTCAATTACTAATGGATCTTTGTTGTCATCTGTTACATATACTCTAAATGCTGCTGTGTCTCCTCTGACTACCGTCCAACTTACCTCTGGTGGTTTTAAACCAACTAAATAAGAACTTTGTTGCTGTGATCTAAGTGTTGCCATTATGATAATCCTGCTTTCAATGATCCCCAACTACCGTTGCCTTTTGGCTGACCTACAACTAGTATTCCAGTTGTTGCATTAGCCTTTCCGACTATTGCTACTGCTCCAGAACCAGTTGCTGGTTGTGTTGCTGTTAATCCTCCACCATCTGCTACATAAAGAACATTGCCAGCAGTAAATGAATTTGTATTTGCATTAAGGATTACTCCAGAAATAGTAACAACACCATCTGTATTATTTCCAATTGCTGAATCTGTTAATCCTAAAACTGGGAATGTAGTAATATCATCAGAATCACATTTTCCAATTGTTGGCTTTGTTGAAAAACCAGTTATATAGACTGGAGTTGCTTTTGCAATAGTTGCACCACTTATATTTTTAACCTCTATAGTATGATTTACAAGACTAGGTAATATAAGTTCAATTTGCTCTGCCAAATCTTGTAAGTCTCCATGAATATTTACAGGATCACTAAACAGTGGATAAGGAAGATCATAATTTGCGGTTGCACCAGTAGCCATAATCTTATTATTATACCACTTCATACTGTAATATTTTTAATAAATGTGCGGGTATATTGATAAAGTTGACTTCAATCCCTAAATCATGTTATAATTAATACACTACCGAAAGGTAGTTTTTGTTTCTAAGGAGGTAACACGAATGAGAAACATTGAAAAAAAGGTTTGGTTGGGGTTATTATCTATTGTTGGTTTGGTTGCTCCTTTTAGCAATTCTGCCAATGCTTTAGAAAATAATTTATTGACTAAACAAGCCGTAGAAATTGTTCCAGCCCCTCAAGGGGCTTTTCTGGTTTCTAAGGAAAAAATACTAGAAAAATATGAAAATGCTCATAAACTAAGTGATGGTCAGTTGGTTGAATTATTAAAAACCGTAGGCTTTAAGGGTAATTCATTAAGATCAGCATGTGCAATTGCTAAGGCTGAATCTAATGGACGACCTTTTGCCTTTAATGGTAATTCAGAAACTGGCGACAGTTCTTATGGGGTATTTCAAATAAATATGTTAGGAAAACTGGGACCTGATCGAAGAGAAAAGTTTGATCTAGATTCAAATGTTGAATTGTTTAACCCAGTAGTTAATGCACAAATAACGCACTATATGACCAAGGGCGGGAAAGACTGGTCAGCATGGAGTTCTGTAAACGGAACACGGTACCAAGAATGGTACAACAAGTATCCTTGTAAAGTCTAATAATTAAAATACCCTCCTTGCTTTTGTCTTGGAGGGTTTTTATTTAATAATAATCAATTAAGTTTTATTTCAAAATTTTACCATTTCCCTATTGGACATTTTGCCGCTTCTAGTTGTGCTTTAACCACCATAAAACATCCACATTTTTTGCATTGTTTTGTGGTTTTTATTAACTCTGGACAACTTAAACAAATATCTAATCTTGATTTTGCCAATTCTTTGTTTGCTGGCTTTGTCATTGGATTAAGAAGATCTAATGGAGTTACTCCATTTTTTTCTTTATATTGTTGCCATTTTGATTTTGACACACTTACCCCCTACTATTTTTATAAACTGTTTAGATATTCTTCTGGAATATATGGATTTTTTAAATGCCATGCAGGATATCCAGAAATATCTCTATTTGTAATAATAAACTTTTCTCCATCAAATTTAGCATTTGGAGACACAACATACTGACCGTATGGATATTTTAATAAACTTTTAATTTGTGGATTACTTAATAATATGCTACCAAAATATTCAGAGGTTTGAAAATCTATTTCAGTATTATCTCCTTTGATAAATCTAATGGTAATACCATCATGATCTTCATAATTTTCAGACACATCTACTATTTCATCATACTCAGTAAACATAGATACGTATTCTGGTAGCACCGCAAGATCATAAAGGCAGTCTTCATCAATTATCCAAACAAGAGCATCTCCTCCTGGTCCGCTCACTTTTTCATCGTTTAGCATTTATTTCTCCTTATATTTATTAGCATCCTTGTCCTCTGTGACTTTGTGGACTATTAAAGCATAAACCTCCAGTTGCACATCCGCTATTATCACAACCAGCACCATTACATATTGCTAAAGATATATCAGTTGATGTACAAGTAAATCCTGATGGTGGTGGTGTGAAGGTCGGTGGGAAGAACGGTGGGAAGAATGGTGGGAAGAATGGTGGGAAGAATGGTCCCGTAAAGCCTGGGAAGAATGGTGGGAAGAATGGTGGGAAAAATGGCGGGGCTGCAGAAACTGGAGTAACACTATTACTTGATGATGAAAAGTCTGAGTCTAAAACTGTATTATTTAATTTAACTGCAAAAGTATATGTTGTTCCATTTGATAATCCAGTAACTATAATTGGTGATCCAGAACCTGTATTAGAAATTGAACTAGGTGATGAAACTACGGTATAGGTTAAAGAAGAACTAGGCTTACCTAAATAACTTGGTGTTGTAAAAGTTACAGTTGCTTGACCATCACCAGCAGTTGCGGTTCCAATTGTTGGTGTTCCTGGTTTACGACCAGCAGATGATGATACGGGTCCTAGTCTTGACATTATGCAACTAAGTCTCCAAGAACAACCCAAGAGTCGGTAGCACGTTTAATACATACGGCAGATGACCATTGTGCTCTTAATTTTAACCCTGGAGATCCATTTACAGTTGTAGTTCCTGGAGTAGTTGCTGCAATTGTTACCTGTCCTGTACCTGTTTGTAAAATTGTAATTTGTGCACCTGTTGCAAATGCTTGATTGGCGTTTGTTGGAATTGATAAAGTAACTGCAGAAGCACTTGACACTTCAACCATTTTTCCATTATCGGCAAGAACAAGTTCATAAGCAGTTGTTTGAGGATTAATTGCAAGATTTATAACTGGAGCAGTTAATGTTTTATTGGTTAATGTTGCGCTATTGATAAGTGTAACTTCTGGTGTTGTCCAGGCTAAACCTGATGCCGCTGCAGAGTTAGCAGTTAAAACTGTTCCATTACTTCCAACAGATAAAACAGATAACGTGTCATTTGCTGAAGCAGAAAGTAAATCACCTTTAGCATTAAAATCTGTTAATTTTAATGTTCCACCAACATCAATAGCAGTTATTTGACTTTGTAGATTATTAATTGTATAAGCAATAGATGGATTTACAAGGTTTGCCGTATTAGAGTTTGACGCAGTATAAGCATAGTCACCATAGTGATATAAACGTAGTGCTGCTTGTATATCAGCGGCATCTGCATACCCTGGAATTTTGGTCGGTACTAAATTACCTATTGATTCTGCTGCCATAGATCACCTCATTAGAATTATATCACATAAGATATATTCTAAGACTCCTCGTCCACTATAGTTATAAATAAATGTGTTGTAACTTGACCCTCTAAAACAGCCCAATCCCCATATGGACCAGAATCTACATCGGTTCTGTGTTCTACTGCTTTAAAGTTTATAACAAGATCTTCTCCATCTCCAACAAGCGCTGGAATACTCATTGAGGCAGCAACTGGATTATCATTTACAATACTATATTGAACACTAAAGTTTTCAGCAGTTAATGGGGTGGCCGTAGATATAACAATATCCGAAACAGGAATTGTGATAGAAGCCTCACCATTAACATAAGTTGTTAAAAATTTTTTAGAGTAAATTGTAGGATTTAATTCTAGTATTTCTATCCAGGTATTTGATCCAGGTTGAGAGACATATTGGTATAAGTATCCATAATCTGCACCTGGAGATGTATTAATATATAAATCATTTAAAAGTGGGGTTTGACCAATCTCTATTATATTTGGATTTCCTACACCTACAAAAACTTGGCTTCCACGAGTTCCCTCTGGTCCAATATCTATCAAAAGTTCTACAGTTTCTGGTGGGCCTAATACGGTAATGTCATCATTATTTAATAAAACATCAGGCATTAGACCGCACCTGTAATATCATTTATTATTGTAATTGTCCCAGTAAGCAATGTATAAACTTCTATACCATTTTCTATTTCAACATCATAGGGATATGTTCCAGGCTGTAAAGTTCTACCAACTGCTGGTGTTATTGTACATGTGACAATGTCTGTTGATTCATTTACTACTGCCGTACAAGCAGTTTGAATTCCAGTAGAGCCACGCTCTGTTGCAATGGTAAATGCAGCATCAAAATCTGTTAAATCAAACGCTGATCCGTTTGCTGTTTTAGGACGAATTACAAATTGAGATGTATCGCCACGGTAGTACGTAAAATTATATGTTCCTGGAAATGCCATTATTCCTCCTACCTCATTATACCATTAACAAACAGCAATATAGATACCATTAAGAACTATATTACTTTCATTATCTGCCCTGAATTGAATTGCACCACCCAGTGTTCTAATTCTTTGAGCATCTACATAGATGGTTTGGTTATAAGACATATCATAAGAATATTGGTATTTAAGAGTTGAAACATAACCTATTGGAGAGTTGTCGTAATCTGGAACAAATAGTCTAGCCCAAACCTCAGTATTATTCATATAGGTAGTTAGAGTAAAATTATATCTTACATCTACCTTTGCTCCAAGTTTTAAGGTTTTAAAGTTAAAGTTTTTTGATTCATTATTCCATAAAGTATTTGCACCCTTTGGCATATATGTTTCATTAGATGTTTTTTCGTCTTTTATAAAATTTATAGATACCCACCCATCATCTCCTCTTTCTGGACCAAGTCTAACTTCACTTAAATCTTTATTACTATAATATGCCCATCCTGGATATTGACCAGATACGCTGTCATATCCTTCGGCACCTTTTCCTGGTTCCCCTCGCTGCCCCTGTGGACCTTCAGGACCTCTATCGCCTTTATCACCTTTTGGACCTACTGGACCTTGATCACCCTTTTCACCTTTTTGACCAGTCTCACCTTTTTCTCCTTGGATTCCAGGAACAGCAATATACTGGGTACTAGATTCTTGAGTTTTTTGTATTGCTTCAGAGTATTTTTTCTTTTTTGAAACATTTGGAAAGTCCATGCTTTTAGCCACGGTAGATTATTTCTTTACTTTAAATACTTTTTTCCCAATTTTAATAATTGGTGGAAGATTGTCTTTTTTTGCTGATATTTTTATTATTGGCATTATAAACCTGGAGTTATATCGCCTAATACACAAATGGTTCCAATTACTGGGGTCCATACGGTATCTACATCTTGACCACTACCGCCTTCAATTACAACCTGTAGGTCAAATTGTAATTCTGCTACAACTGAGCGGTATTTGTTACCACCCCAATTTTCTGTAATAGATGCTGGAGCAAAAATCTCAACATATCCATCTCCAGAAATAGTGGTAAGTTCATCTAAAAAATCACCATTAGAGTCATATGATGTAGCGCTGTAGGTCCAGTCTGAGGTATCATAAGTTGTGGATTCATCGTCTTCAAAAAATTCTACCTTAAGTGTTGCACTATCTCCACGGACGACTGTCCACTGAATGTTGGCTGGTGTTGCGCCATATTTTTCAATTGTAGATACGCACATAATATTTGATTATACCATAAAATATGCTAACCCCTAGGCGCTGTGGGGGGGTGGGGGCAGCCTAGGGGCAGCAATCAAATTATAACATTATATATTAATACACATTATATTTATAACAAAACGTTATAAGCCAGATATATAAATGATTGTTATGAAATTGTTATAAAGTTTTCGGGTAAAGTTTGAAAAATCCAGGAGTTATAGTGTATACTTAAAATATATAAAGAAAAAAATTTACTGTAAATAGGTTTTTAAAATATTTTTTATATATAATATATAGTTAGTCTTTAGTTTTAGTTTTAGACTTTTTACTATTCTGACTAGCAACGAAATCGATCAATATTTCATACATGTGATCTAGTTTTGATTCCATTTTTTCAGTTCGATTTTCAACTCTTGCGATACGGCCTTCTAAATTATGTCCACCATTTCCGTCGGGTTTAAGTTCGGACAGGTAGTTCTTTACAAGGAATCTAATTCCGCCTGCAACCAATACCACAATGGACAAAACGGTTAAAGTTAATGCTGCCCAGTCTGCTAGTGTCATGAGTCTAATTATAACATTATTATTTTAAATTCGACGGGATTTAACGAAGCCGAAAATAGAGATAACAAACCTCCCTATCAACACCAATGTCTGACACAGTCAAATATGTTGGATATAGGGTAGTAAGCCTCCTATCGGATATAAGGTTTGCAATCTATAAATTTCTTTGGTATAATTAATAACAATTACTTAAGGGGGTAATAAAATGAACAAAGAAGAAATTATTAAGTTAATGATTGACAGTATTAATCAAGATAACCGTGAAATATGTGAAAGAGGTGGAATGGGTAATGATGAAATTGAAAAACAAATTGATCAGAGTCAGCCATCACTTGCATATATGATAGAAAATATCTATAACAAATTAGTTGAAAAAGAAATAATTAAAAACTAAATTATTTTTTAATATTCAGTTTCAACTGGTGGTATAGATGAGTGTAGGTTTTCACAAATACACTTATCACAACATTGCTTTTCTTCTGGAGTTGTACTCATAAAATAAATTGTATCATATTTTATTCTTTGACGTATGGCTTTAATATGTCCCAGTGACCTTTGGGGCTTCCTTGGTATACCTGCCCAGTTTCTCTATCTAGCAATAGCCATTTTTCAGGTCGTTTTGTTTTTACCGTCAAAATTATTGCTTCATCAAAAACCTTATATTGGGTCATGAGGATAGCGCCATACTAAAATGTTTTTTGCATACATCAACTATCTTATAGTCATATGGCTGTAGGTAAAGACTATCTTCTTCACAAAAATAGCACTTGTCAAATTTATTGGTCATATCTTTATTTTACCACATCATGTATAATCAATATATGAGTGATGATGCTAAGGTCTGGGACCTATTTAATGGTTCCGCCAGAACACCAGAGGAGATCTCTGAATACCGCCTTGAAATATGTAAGGGTTGTGAGTTCTATAGAAAACGTACAAACCAGTGTGTTAAGTGTGGATGTTTTATGAAACTTAAGACTACCCTTGAAAAGGCTAAATGTCCTATTGGCAAATGGTAGTGTATACTTATTTTAATGCTTAGGGGGTGTTGTTTTAATGTTTAACTTAGATACAGTTCCAGAAGTTATTATAAAAACAATTAATTATAACAATATTGACATTGTTAGAGATTCTGTTCGTCCAGAAACATATGTGCTTTTTAATAAAGGTTTGCAATGGATGAATTTTGATAAATATACAAACAAAGAATTAAAAGAGCAATACTCTCATTATGATATGGCCTATGGGGATATTCTTATTTCTGGGTTTGGTTTTGGACTAGCAGCCTGTTGGCTAGCATCCAAACCAGAGGTTAAATCTGTAACGGTTTTAGAGATTTCACAAGATGTCTATGATATTTTTTTATTAAACAATAAATTGCCAAATAACGTTTCTGTTATAATTACCGATGCCTCAGAGTATAAAACTGACAAACACTTTGATTGTGTTTTTTTAGATCATTATGAAAAAGAAAATTTTGACTGGGTTGTTAGGAATATGAGAAAAATTGTAAGTAATATTCCAAACCATGATTTGTTTTGGTTTTGGCCATTTGAACAAAGATATGCTACGGTTGCCTATGGTATTGAAGGGTTTAATACCTCTACAACCTTATGGGATACCTATATTGATTTTTATAAAGAATATGATCATTTTAAAAAAAATGTTTTACAAATACCAACTTTGCCAAATTTGAGCAAAGATAAGATAAATGAGTATGTTTATACCTTTAGTGATAGACTTGGATATTCAATACCTTCATAGTTTATATAAGATATTTTTTTATTATGTGTATTGCTAATGTTATACCCGCCAAAATTGCAAGAATTAACAAACTTCTATTTAAGTGACTGTAATCTCCCCAACACTTACTAGCCCCTGTATAACAGTTACTCTTCAAATGAGGTTTGTGTTTCTAGTAGATCGTTTACTGGTTTGCATGAACAATGGTCACAAACCTCTTCTTGAAAAACCTTTAATGCCAAACCACTGTTTATAACTTTTTCGTTATTAGGCATACCGTCATTATCGGCTATGGAGGTTTCGAGGTTTTCTAAGAATGGCATTACTTACAACTACCGCAATAGTTATATGCTCTGATGTTTGCTTTGGCTACCCAGAGTATTTTGCCACAGCCATAACAGTTCTTCATAGAGTATTGTTTTTCTCTACGATCCCGTCGAATTTCTAGTCCTAATAAATGCATTCATATATTCTATCATATAGTGGCTAGATTGTCCACCAGAGGTTGGTGTTATAGAAGAAGCCAACCTTTTGTCTATACTCAGAGTAGCCCTTGTTTATGTTATCCCAATTAGGGTCATTGGTATCCAAACCACAATACCCGCACAAACCAGGACTTGTGTATTTATATACGTGTTGGCACATATATTGATTATACCCCATACCCTAGAAATCTGAAAAAATTTTCATTTTCATAAAATCTGAATATTTTTCTTAGATGTACGATACATGTTTAAAAAAAATAAAATATAAAAAATTAGTGAGCACACTACTCTTGGTAGTGCGCCCTGTCATAGTCTGCAATGCTGCCACCATTGTCTAGGTGCGCCTTGCGTCTTAGTTGCTCAGCAGAATACTCAGCCACTTATCTATCTCTCCTAATTAATTTAACTGAATAGATAAATGCAATAGTGCCAACCAATAACCATGTAGGTATATTGATCTGCAAACCTATGCTGTCAGCATATAGACCGAATGAATTTAAATCTAGGTATAGTTCCATAACTATTTAACCTCCTCATCTAAATTGTATTGAGCAGAAAGGTAAGCGTTAGCCTGACTTAGTGCGTCAAGCAGGGACTTATCCTCTCTATCATAGCGAGCCTGTTGGGCTTTTCTGATATCCGCAATAAGGTTATTGTTAGGGTTATTCTTTATCATTTTAGTTTATCCTTTCGTTAGATAACTTTCTTTATACCCGCTATTCTAGCAGGGGGGTCTGACAATTTGAGGGCTTTATTTGCTAGGCTCATTGTGATTTGTATCACACTTATTTGCTAGGCTCAAGCCTTGTTTTCTATATTTATTTATAGTAGAATACTATCAGATAAAAGTCAAAAAGTCAACACGACACGCCGTGAATAACATGCTTGTAATTAGTGATTTATACCACATCAAAATCGGACATATCGGACATAGCCCAGGGTTTCGACACGCCCGACCTCGTGATCCGTTATCCACATGACGTAGATCACACTACCATTTCACGCTCAAGTTATCCACATGACCTACATCACAAGACACAATGTCCGTTTTGTCCTACCTACTGGTCAGTAAATGTCAGTGGTGTCTGTTAGAATACTAAGTATAAAGATTGAACAATAAGTAAATCTCTTAACGAAAGGAATTCAAAATGAATTCACTACTAAATAAAGTGTGTAAGCATACACCTAATAAAAATGCTATCTCTATCGTCAATGACGAAAGATTTACCTTCTGCGAGAATTGTGAGCAGAATATAACTTCTCACTATCGTGAGGATAATGACTTCATGTCTTATTGGACTTCATGGAAGGTAGGTAAGTAATATGGAAAAACTTATTTGCTGTTTTTGTGAAAGTGTTTCATCTAGTGAAGCAAAATTTTGTTTCTCATGTAATGAATATAAAGGCTTGATGCCAATATCTAAATTTGATAATATCTACGGAAGGAGATAAATAAATGATAACTAAAAAATGTATATCATGTAATGATACCGCTATGGTATCTAAAGTTTCTATCCCTGCTATTTGCGATAATTGTATCGCTAAGAATTGGAAGGTGTCTTAATGAATATCATAACACTTAATTGTCGCTTATGCGATAATAAAATCTCTAGCGATTTATTTGATGAGCAAGATATAATCACTTGCTCTAATTGTTGGGAGTAAAATGTTTAACAAAATAAAAAATAAAGTAATTAGAATTCAAGAGTTGCGCCGTAGTAATGCGGCAACTCCAATTCCAAATAAAAAAAAATATTCTAGAAAAATAAAACATAAAAATAAATTAGAACAAACGTTCTAAAAACCCAGGCTCCCATGGCGTGTCGTCCACAGCCTGTGGATAACTTACGAGATGTGTTTAAGATCACACAAAATTTTGTCCATATTCTGAGATTTACGGCGTGGCGATTTGCTTTCTTGGGATTTTTTTGGTAAACTTACCTAGTAAGAAAATAACGAAAGGAAGTGGCTAATTATGGCTAACTTATACACAATAGAAAACCTTTTACAAGGTAAACAATATCGATCTAATTCTCTTAATGGAGAAATTATTAACGGTGAAAAAACCGACCATTGGTTTGGCTCAGATAAACAAGCGTATAGAGTTTTGGTTAGAACGCCACACTCTTACAAAGACCACTATCGCATAATTGCGGTTAAGGCTGGTGAGTAATGTCTGATTACCTTAACTATCTAGATGAGGTCTATAATGACCTAGTGTCCGAGTATGGTGAGGGCATAAACCTTGCCTACCATGAGGCTAATAAGTCGGAGATGTGAGGCAACTCACACTCCAACACACCCCCCTAAAGTGGAAAATGTCAGCGATAACTGATAGAATTACAATTCAAACAATAAAGAAAGGTGGTCAGAAATGACTTACACTATAAATCTAGAAACCTATAATGGTGCTACTAAAAAAATAAACTTATCTACTAAAGGTCAAGTTGCTGATTTCATAAACACTTACCCTAACACTTTACCTGTTGGCGTATCTGTAAAAGTTGCTTGTGATGTGCTTGGTATTCGTGGCACTCTTAGAGGAAAGGCGTTAGCATAATGATAAATGATGTAATGCGTTTTGACTGTAATGAGTGTGGTGGTGTAGGGTTACTCTTTTGGGGAGATAACCTTGACTATTCCATAGAAAAATGCGAGTGCGAAAATTTTGCTCTTGGAACTTTATTTACTAGCGGGGAGGCTGACTAATGAAAACAATTAAACACTACATAACACTAGAAACTGAAATTTTTAACGAAAACGATATAACTGCTAAGGCTCTTTTATCTTTACCTAAAGAAACACAACAAATTAGACTAACTGAATTAGCCTATATTGCTTTATCTGAAACAATAGAAAAAGAGTTAATAAAGTTAAATAAAAACAATTCTTTTGCTGTCTTAAAGTTGGTTAAATAATGATGACTAGAAAAGACTATGTAAAAACTGCAAACATTTTGGCTGGCTTTGTAGATGAAATTCCACAAACCACCTATGAGGATTTAGTAGAAGAATTTGCTGAGTGGTTTAAATCAGATAATGAAAATTTTGATTTTGCAAGATTTGAAAAGGCTTGCGGAATTGATGAGATTGGTTTAATTCATAATGAAATTAGCAGAAAAGATAAACATCACAAACAATTTGCTAATTTACAAAGTTCAACAAAATATAACGTTAACTTATAAATAAAAAGCCCTTAGAACAAATGTTCGAGGGCACCCAGGCGCAGACGGCGTGTCGCAATCTATACATAACCTTTACGTGTGTTTAAGATCACACCCCAGATCCTCCCAAATTATGGTGTCTAATTGGATTTTGTCAGTCTAATCTGATAGGATAAAGACATAAAGAAAGAAGGAACAAATGGGTAAAGTAAAAGAAGCAGTAATGGATATACTAGAGCATGAACTATGCTATGGCTATGGTTGGTTATATTCAGGAAATGGTATAGACTTTGATAGTGAGGCTTGCGAGTGTAATCCTTACGCTATATCTGCTGATGAAATAATGGAATTGAAAGGACTATAATGGATAAAGAATATACTTATTCACTTACTACTTCGTATGATGGAGAGTTAATAAATACCCTGCGAGTTAGCGATATGCTAACAGCAGTAGACGCTTGGGATAAATGCGTAGACTATGGCTTTGCTAAAGAATACGCAACCTATAACTTGTCAGACCCGACAGGTAAGATGTATACTAAAACCTTCTACACTAACGGAGAGGTCGTAATTAAATAATGGGATCAGTAACAGCAATAGGTTTAGCAGACACAACGCTAGACCTAGAAACACAATTAAAGTATCACTTGCAAGGTAATCATTATCCACCAATACCAACAGTAATGGTACAACCTTGCATTGAGGCTATTGACGCATACTATGAGGAGGATTACTCTCGCAGAATAGAACTACCAGTTGTTGATGGCTTTCAAATTAGTTGGAAGGGCAACACTTGGACTACCGCCAGCGCATTGGTATCACACGCACACTTAGAGTGGTTTATTAACCCAGTAGATGAGGAATAATATGATTGACTTAGAAAATGATGATACTATTCAGATTGTGGACTATGTAAAGATTGATGTCTTAACTGCAGGTCAGTTAATGGTTGATGATTGTATTTTAATTGGCGATGAGGTTGTGTCTATTGTAAGCATAATTTCATTACCTGATGGTTATACTTTAGAAGTTGTAAATGATTTTGGTGAAAGAGAAATAATTGAAGTTGGCGAATACGACCAATTTGATTTAATGATGTTGCAGTAAAAGCGCAGCCAGGGCGAATGTCCGATTTATCCCATTTGCACTTTACGTTCACTTGATATTTTCTCCATAAAATGCTAGAATATTTATATGACACCACCACAATTAAAAAGATCGTTTGACAGAAAGGTTGCTAATGCCGTTAATAAAAAAGGCGACAAGGCAAGTATTGCTAACACCTTTGGATTACCTGCTGGAAAGGCATATTCATGCCCTAATGCCACTAGTGTTTGTGAGAGCGTTTGCTACGCAGGAAAACTTGAAAAACTTTACAAAGCAGTAAAGGCTAATCTCCTACACAATTGGGAATTATTAAAAGACGCTGATCATGAGACTATGCTTAGTTTATTATATGCAATGATTGCTGACTTTAGAAAAGATTGTGAAAAGAAAAATGCGCCACTACTATTTCGCATTCACTGGGACGGTGATTTTTTTAATGACACCTATACCAAAGCATGGAAAGAAATTATAGAATATCATAGCGATATAAAGTTTTGGGTATACACTAGAGTACAGTCCGCAGCGGTAATACTTAAAGATATCCCTAATCTATCCTTATACTATTCAACAGATAGTGAGAATAAGCAGATAGGTGTTAGTCTTAAGAAAGATCATGGAATACGTCTTGCATACCTTGCACAAAATTTTGCGGTAGGTCAAGCAGATATGAAAGAGTTATTCAATAGACCCGCAGCAAAGTGTCCTGAGAATCTAAAAGCCATTCCACTTATATCTGCCAATGGCTCGGCTTGCGTTTCATGCGGTTTGTGTGTATACTCTAAGAGCGATATAGTATTCTCATCATCTAAAAAATAAGGGGTAGTTTTGGATATATTGCTAATAGTATTTTTCATATCACTTTATTTAATATTTGCGGGTATGGGACACTAATGTCCGAAATGTCCGTTTTGTCTTGTGAGGTATATCACATCTCAAAATGTGAGATTATCCATGAGATAATTTGTATTTTTGACTAAAAAATGTTAAACTAATATAGTAAGTAAAACCAACAAGAAGGAGAACCATGTCCGTAGCAAACGCAACATACAAGGTAGGCGACACCTACACATCACAAAAATCTAAGATTACAGGTGTAATCAAGGAAATCGTGCCAACAGATAAAAACACAGTTCGTGTTAAGTTAGATGTTAATGGCGCAACTCGCTGGACAACTTGGACAGCAAAGTAAAATTAGCCTAGTGGCTAAAGTCCTGAGCATGACGAGAAACTGCTCAACTTAATACCCCCATCAAACCCACCAACAAGAACGGAAACAAACCAAATGGCAACAAGAGGTAAAGCAATAAATGTAAAAATCGCCACATCTAAGGTTATTACAGCCTTAGAAAATAGATTAGTAGAGTTAGAGGCTAACTATAAAACACAAGACGAAAACGAAGCAAAGTATCAAGCCTCACTAGACGCTTGGAAAAAAGAAATGTTTGCTTTTGCTATCGCTAATGTTGATAAGGCAGAAAACCTTAGAACTAACTTCCGCACATGGACAGGAAATCTTAATGTAGATTTTGACCTAACAGTTAAGGAAGGTCAGTTCCCTGCTGAGCCTGAGCGTAAGTTTGAGCAACTTCATGTTCATACCTATCGTGAGCAGAAAGAGGAAATGGAAAACGCTATCCGTATCCTTAAAATGACCGACGAGGAAACAGTTAGCACTAGCACATATAACGCTATTGCTCGTTATCTCTAATAGTATTGGGGGGGTTCTT